CCTTCAATTGAAAATCCAAATAATCTAGCCATTTATAGAAAAAAGAGCAGTTTTCTTACTGCTCTATTTATCCATTTAAATCAGGCGATAACTTGACCTGCTTCATCACCACCGTCACCAGCGGTCCAGTATTGTACTTGGAACTCAACTGTGAACTCTTCAAGAGTGTCACCAGTATCGTATGACAGATCAATCTGCGATACGTTTGTTGGGAAGATATCGTAGAAACGATATGTTCTCAGTTTTGGTGAAGGTACGTTACCACCAGCACCAGCAGCATCAGTTCCATCACTGGTTGTTGAGAATCTACCAGCGTTGTAACCGCGACCTAACTGATACACATATGCATCAGACATGTATGAAGAAGGATTGGTAGCACCAGAAGCATTATCAAGCTTGCTGATTGCGTTCATCCATGCTTCAAACTGTGATCTGAGCAGGAAGTCTTCATCATTGATGATGGTTACTGTCCAGGTATCAAATGTGCGGTCTCCTGCAACTTTCAGAACACGACCTCTGAAAGGAACGTCAATTGGAGCGATGTTTGATGCTGGCAGAGCAGCTGCCTTGCAAAGGAAACGGAAAGTTTCCTGTTCTTGTGATCCCCAGGTTGCACCGTTCTCAGAAGTGAGAGCAGCGGTAGGGAATGCAGGGATGTCAACTTCGAAAAGATTAGGACGTGCGCCACCTCCTTGAAGTCTGGATTTGAAGTTTGAGATTGTTCTTAACGCCATTTTTAGGTTCCTCCGTTTTTAATGCGATTTATTTAATCTCAGATCAGACGCGACCAGCGACTTCATTGAAGCTGACGCCTGTTCTTGTAGCAACGAAAGTAAGTTCAACATAGTTGATAGACTTAACAGGCTTCAAGAAGATATCGGCACGGAATTCATTATTGTCGATGATATCTGGGGTGTTGTTTGACTCATCACAGATAACCAGGAAGTCATAAAGACCTCTCTTGGACTGGATGTCTCTGAGGAATGGTTCAACAATGTTCACGAAGTTTGCTCTTGTGATCTCATCGTTGAATTCGAAGAGTTGAGCATCTGCTGCTCTCTTCAATGCATCCTCAATGTAGAGGAACAGGCGACGAACATTGATTCTGTCGAATGCAGAAGCATATGTGAGACCAGTCTTGTCACCGAAGAGAAGAACACCAGTTCCAGGCTTATTGATAACTGGGTTAATTCTTCTTGGATAGAGAAGATCTCTTTGTGCCTTGGTTGGGTTGTATGCAAGTTTAACCGCGTTGAGGAGAACACCTCTTTGCTGTCCAGCAGGAGAGAACCATGGGAATGAATCTCTGGTTGTTCTTGCCATCAGACCAGCGATATCTCCGTTACATGGAACATAGCGGAAGGTATCGTTGAATCTGTCATAGACAAACTTGTAACCAGAATCAAACACTGCGTATGATGAAGATGTAACTGGTGCAAAGAAGTCGATGATGTTGTTTGTCTGCGTATTAGCGTCTGTAAGACCAACAACTGCTCCTCTGTATGGAGAAACTGTTGCAACACAATCTTGTCTTGTCTCAGCAATCGCGATCAGTTTATTTGCTTTTGCTTGGGACTCTTCCTTAGAAGCAAGACCAGGACCCATGATCAGGAAGTCAACGTCAACCTCGGAATCATCCAGGTACTTATCGTAAGCAGTTGAAAGATTTCCAAGAGTTGCAGTTAATGCACCAGTGGTTTCGAGATTCTCGTTTCCATCATAGTTCTTACCACCAAGTAGGGTGTAAGTAACGTTACCGAGAGCAGAGTAGGTTACGCTCTGAGCATTTTGTGCCCACAGACCATCTCCAACAGAAACTGGGGTAAATGCAGTTGCAAATCCAGTTGCTCTTGGGTTTGTCAGATGATATGCGTCACCTGCTTGTGATGCATTGTATCCAGCGAATACATACTCTGAATTGTCTGCAAGATAGTTCTTGTAGTAGATTCTTTGTGGTGAATTGACGTTGGAAACTGCATCCTTTGCCTTGGAGAGGAAGAGGTGCTTTTCAAGAATTGTTCCTTGGTTTCCAGTAATCTTTCCGTCATCGTCAACGACCACAACGTGAATCGCATCGTTCTTTCCACTTCTGTTGAGTGAATATGCGTTAGTTACTGGTTTTGGAGCAAGAGTCTTCCAGAAGACTGTGCTGTTGCTCAATCCAAGTGTTTGCTGATCGTACCAGTCAACTGCACTAGAAGCAGTGAAAGCACCAACACCAGTTCCAGTACCGTTGTCAGTACCAACACCAGCAGCGTTCATGAAGGTAAGAGTCTTACCTGAGAGAATTGATGCAGTTGCGTTTCCTTCTGCATAAGTGATTGCAGTTTCTGTGCCTGCGCTAGAAACACGGGAGGTAACCTTGACGGTGAATGAACTTCCTCCTGTTGCTGATGTTGTAACACCAGTGATGATTCCTTTCAGATAACCATTGAAGGTTGAAACTGATCCGCTAGAAGCAAGAGTTGAGTTGATTCCAACAGTAACACCGAAACCAATGGTTACACCAGCATCAGATGGACTTGTTGTGGTGATACCAATGATTTGGTCAGCAATGTCATCAATCTGACAAATCTTCAAGCTGTTTGCCCATGAACCAGGATCTTTCGCAGCATAAACAAAGTTTGTTGCTGATGTAAAGTTCTCAGTATAGTCGTCGTAGCTTCTGATTTTAAGTGTGGTTGTTGATGCAATACCAACACCTGCGTTTGCGTTTTTCAGATCTGCATCATCAGCACGAACAACGTTAAGTACGCCGCCATATGCCAGATACGATGAAGCAGACATCCAGTATTCGAAGTGGCTGTCGGTGCCATATGGCTCTCCAAATACTTCAAGCAACTGAGCTTCGTTTTCTACGCTAGTTGGAACATTAACAGGACCTTTTTCAAATGGAGCAGCAATACCACCGATAGTTGGGTTGACATTATCAGCTCTTCCAACTGTTAAATCAACCTCCCTAATTCTTACACCAGGAGATAATTGAGGAGTAGCCATTCGTTTTTCTCCGTGACCTTAAAATTAACTAAAACTATTTATTAAAATGCTTTTTTGAATGGGGAAAAACTGCGTGAACATTTACCAGTCTGGATAATGCCAGTAAATGTCCTCTCGTTGGTGTTTTTTTCTTCGTTGGTGTTCTTGTTGGCGTTTATTGGTGATTCTTTTTATTGTACATTCCTTACATTCATATGAGTAAGATGATGCTGTTGCTCCTCGGTCCTTTCTTGTTCTATAAAATCCATCAATTAAATTCTTCTCCTCTCCACAAACACGACATTTTCTCTCGTTTAGTAGAAGGTGTCCGAATTTAAATTGATCATCTAATTCCATTACATGTACTCCCACATGTAAGCCCTATCACCATATTCATCAACATACCAGCGATCACCATCTCTATCTACAAAACTTTCATTATCGAGACCATCAGAGATAAATCCAAATGGTGCCATATCCTGCTCAATTTGATTTTTTTGTTCTTCGTAAATCCTCTTTCTTACATCCTGATCAGTAAGTTCTTTAAAATAATCTTGGGCAACCAACCAGGCATAGATGACAAGGCACATTGCAAGGTCATCATTACAACCATCTTCTGCTTCAAATGAATTATTCTTTTGAATGAAAGTAGTTAGTTCAGAAATAATCTCATAGTCGTTGATGAAGAGTTTATCTTCTTCAATCATTGTTTTGAGATTGAGAGAACCAACTTTTTTCACAGTCTTGGACATTTTAACTCCAAGTTGTGTTTTCTTACCTGAGAATCCTTGCCCAACAATCTGACCAGCACGACCTCGCATTGAACACATCAAGAGGTTCTGATACTCCAAATCGTATTGAAGAATTGAAGCTACTTGATCTCCCACATCATTAACTTCACACAACACGTAAGCATTATTATAACTTCTTGCCACTTCCCAAATTACATTTGGAAAAAGCATTGGTTTAATTTCATTATTTCTATATTTTGCAACAACTCTATGTGGAAAAGATGTAATATCAGTCACAACAAATGCAGAGTAATCAATTCCAACTCCTCTTGCAACGTCAACAGTTACAATATAATCATGATTTCTGACTGGATCAACATAAACATCCAATCCCGCACTTCTTGTAACAGGATCATCATATACTAATGCTCTCAATTTACTTGGTGAGATGAGAGTATCGACTGATCCGAGGAATTCACACTCAAACTCAACTTTGAACTGCTGTTCAGAGGTGTTTGCAATTGTTTGCCTTTTCCACTCATCATCTCTTCCAGGAACCTCAGTCCAATGAACATCAGTTGGAATGTATTCGTTCGATCCTTTCTCCGCATCATGCCACATACGGTAGAAGTGATTCATACCGTGTGGCGTAGATACTATGATGACTTTCGTTGATTTGCCAGAAGTAATAGTAGGATAAACAGAGGCAAAGAACGAGTCTGCAATATGGTTTGGAACGAAAGCGAATTCGTCGAGGAAGAGGACATTAAACGACATGCCTCGGACAGCAGACGCAGATGTAGAAGCTGCCAATATCTTACTGCCATTTTCCAGCTCGATGTTACCTTTATTCCAAACCAGGATACCCTGTTGCATCCATTTTGGCAAGTTTTCGTAAGCAGTTGCTAACCTAGCAAGAAGTTCTCTTGCAGTAGACGCTTTGTTAGCAAGAATACCGATGTTAACACTGTCATTGAAGATTGCATAATGCAATAAGTACGACACAACAGTAGTAGACTTACCAGTCTGTCGTGGCATCTTACATATATTAAATCTATTATTATGGAAATTATTGATCAACCTCTCTTGAAAGTGATATGGTTCAAACTGAGTCAAACCTTCATCAAGAGAAACAATCTTTACATAGTTTTTTGCAAAGTAAACAGGATCATCTTTACAACTAATAAACTCTTCAATATTACTAACACTAAATTCAATCGGCGTGTTTGCCTTTTTTAAATTAGGATTACCAAGATATACATCAGACATAATCAATACCGTTTAATACCATCCTTTACTGGAAATGTTGACTCCATTGCCCAGCAAAGCAAAAATGCAAATCCAAAAACAAATAAGTGTGCAATCATCGATGAAACCCCTCTGGTTCTGTATTATGTATCCAGTCTTTTAGTCTACTAACATATAGTCTTAATAAATCTGCTTGGTTCAAATGGAAAGTATCTTGCGTCTCTAAGTAAATTTTAGTGTGGAGATCAACTCCATCCAGACACTTCTTTATGACAGGGTTCCAAGGTTCCCTAAAAGAAGTATTCCATTCTCTTGGCATACAAGGTACGGTCACCTCATATAAATGACTAATTATTTATTCTACAAGAGTGCCATGAGCACGACGAATTTCTCTGAGTTCTTCGAAGTCCTTTTGCTTGGTGCCACCATCGTATGCCCAGGCATAACCTTCTTCAATCATTTGCTCGTTGAGGGACAAGTCGGCGTCTCCGATGTAGAGCCAGCCGAGAAGACGCCCATACTTTCCAACCCCACCAACAAGCTCAGTACGAATAACGAGATCATCGTCCCCTTCAATAGCGCCTTTAAGTCGCTCTTCAAGCCAGTGAGTAGCATCGTAACCCAATGCTTTTTCT